ATCTTTGGTAGGTCTGAAGTATATGATTATGATATCACTTCTGCCTATCCAAGTTTTGCTTCGGATCTGGTTTCGACAATAGACATGACATGGGTTGATACTACTCAGATAATCGAAGATGCAAACTACGCTGCAATAAGGTGCGATGTAGAAATCAAGGGATCTGTGGTCAGAGGGCCTATTGCTGTACGCTATGGCCAAAGGTCTATTTACTTTCCTGTGGGCCTTCTATCCGGCGTCTGGCTAAGTAAGCCGGATATCGATCTCCTTCTGGAGTATCCTCAAGTTGGTAAGATTTTAAAGGTTCATGAAGGTTCATGGGGAATAACTAGATCAGATACCATGCCCTTTAGGAGAGTCCTTAGACAACTGTACTCTATCAGAAGGAATGATGAGTTCCTATCTGGGTTTATGAAGTTCTCTATGGCGGCTCTTTGGGGTAAGTTTATTAGTGCTTATAATGTAGTTACACCAGATAACTCTTATGTCCAAGCTAGTGCTTTATACAATCCGGTGTTTGCTTCACATGTTACTTCTCAAATGAGATGTAGCCTCTTCCGAAAGTCTATGGGTAGAGAAATAGTTGGAGAGTTTGTCGATGGCTTAACCGTGAGTAGAGAGATTCCTCAAGTAGCTGGCTTTGGGGGTTTCCAAGAACAAGGTCGCGGTGAGATGGTTTTGTTTAGCGATCAATTCAAAGGATCTACTTGGAAGAATACTGAATTACTAGCTCTTGCAGAGCAACAGAAAGACAGTCCTTATTTAGACCTACCGATGAACTTTAGACATTCTCTTGAGTCCTCATATAGGTTTGGAGGTCCGCAAGGATCCCATTCACTATTGAGTAGAGAGACTTCTAGTATGCAGAGAATACGTCTAGGATCCTCAATGAGGTTTCTAGATCAGGATGTACGAGTAGGTGACTTCTTAGAGGGCTCATTTAGTAGTTACCCACCCGGATTTTCTGAGATACGTGCTCTAAGGTTCTTGAAAGCTATAGAAATGGAGGCAACATGACTCAAGCAACTAGCAGCCTGGCCGACCTCAAGACCCGGCTACTTGCCGACGTGGTGGCGTGTCTAGCCTGCCAAGGAGCAGGCTTCATAAACTGCTTTGGTGGTGCGGGTACCTATGCGGACCCGGAATCTTCTACCTGTGAAGTTTGCCACGGCACCGGCACCCAGCCGAGGTTTCCGTTGCTGCGGGTAGAGGCAAAGTGGTGGTATGAACTTAAGCATAAGTGGGTCTGGAACCCCGACCCCGATGCCGTTGGCGAGGCAATCCGGGCGGAGGGGTGGATACTCAAGTTCTGGAGTTTCCCTAATGAGCCGGGAGATACAGTAGCAATCACGACTGACACCATCCTTGTGATGGTGACACCCAGCGAACAACTCCGGGGCACAGTAGCCATCCTAACCGCGGTGGCGCGAGCGGCGGGGGTGTGATGAGTAAAGTAATCTGTCTTTGTGGGTCAACTCGATTCACCTACGAAATGATGATTCTTCAGTGGGAGTTTGCCAAGCAAGGCAACGTGGTACTAGGCTGGCACGTTCTGCCTGATGGATATGCTGACGGTGCCCATGTTGCTGAACAAGAAGGCGTTAAAGAAACCCTTGATGAAGTCCACAAGCGGAAGATAGACCTAGCAGATGAAGTTTTCGTGTTGAATATCGGAGGATACATCGGTGAATCTACCCGAAGTGAAATTGACTACGCCGTAGCCCACTCGAAGCCTGTCCTGTACTTGGAGGCTCCCGATGACCCAAACTGAAATCCTAGCCGCCCACCTGTGGCTGACGGACGAGGAAATCACGCTTCTAGCGAGTAAGATATGGGCCGACCACCAGATTAGTGTCCATCCTGATACCCTCCGTATTGGAGCCGACGCCGCCACCGAGCAAGCCCGGCTGTTTTATGAGGCCGAGATTGCCGATAAGAACCGCCTGATTGGTGAGTTAATGGTCAACCTAGAGGCCACTGAAATGTATGACAAGGCTAAGGCCATCTGGTTGGTGGCCGTGGTACAGGCAATCCACGATACCCTACCGTTCAATGCGAAGGAACTCGCCACTACTGTAGAAGCTGCCCTCGAACACTGGCAAAAGTGGGTGAACGGATGAGCATGCAAGACAGTTTTGAGAAAGCCGAATACCAAGCTGGTTACAAACAGGGTGTGGCCGACACCGAGGCCCGCCTATGTGACGCTAAGGAAGCCTGGGAGCAAGGATACGCTAACGGACATGGGTGCCGAGAGCACGACGCCTCCTTGGAAGAGGAGTTTATTACCCAACAAGAACAACTAGCCGCCGAACGCCAGCGTGCCGAAGCTGTTGTGGCGGCGTTGCGGCTGGCAGTAGCAAACCGAAAGACTGCCAAAGCACGACTCCTAACCTCGTCCAGCGGCTGGATACCTTTGGCGGAAGCCGCCCTCGCAACTTGGGAGAAGGAACATGAGTGAAACCTTAGGCCAGCGAATGTTGTCTAGGGCTACCCATCTCTGCAATCAGGATATTTCGGTGAATCTGCACAGCTGGCTATGCAATGACGATCGCTGTAACGATCCTTACAATAAAGTCTGCCCTGACCATCTTCCCTTTCTTCCTATTACTGGCTTCTCTACAGTCCAGTACCTTACGATTCTCAGGATCAGGAGCTTCAGACCGTGACAAAGCAGAGGAACGTACATCAGATAGATAGGAATCTAGGAGATTTTCCTAAGATCTCTTATGGTGATTGTCAGGCGACAGATAGATCTCACTATATTGGGGATTTGGCAAACGGATTGTGTCCTACACATTACGATAGAACTTTAACTCCTAAGAGAACGTTATCGCCTGAGGTACTTGCTAAGAGAATGGAAAAGCTTAGGGAGAAGTTTCCTCGGAAATGAACGAAGAGAGGGAACTAGCAGCTATTGGGCTTTCGATAAACTTCAACAAGAGTGCTCTTGCTTGGAGAAGGAGAGGAGTTGAACGACTTGCTTACTACAACAGTCCAGATTGCAGACGTTTAGTTCCAAAACTAATTGATCCCGAGCTCTCCCGTCTTATGGATGAAGCAAGCGAACTTCTGGTGTCTGGGGTTGAGAAGATCAAACCAGCCAGAGTATATGACGAGTTAGGTCTAAATACTTTTATGGTAGATCGTAACGAGGTATATACTTGGCGCACCGCTTTACAAGACGAACTGGAAAAGTTTTCCTATAGACGTCTTGACTGGCTGTGGGATATGTCCTGGTCTTTTAGTCTCTGGCCCAGAAAAACGTTCAAAGCTGTGCATCTTGCGGTCTACTGTGCTGTAAGGGGGGAAGTTCCAAGGAATGTGGATCAACCCTACCAGTATATCCTAACTGCAGAGAGGAAACATAGAATAAGAAGATGGGAGAGACAACTGTATGTTGCAGCTAAGAATCAAGATTACCAAGGACTCAAACAATTAGGACTCTCAGAGGTCTTAATTGATAGGGCCATAACGCACGTAAAGGGTGAACTTGATTCAGCAGACTAATTAAGGTGATAATAGGTATATGATACAAAAAAGCGTTTGGATTGATCCGGCATCTGGCAAGCAAATGGATCTGGAAGAGTACATAGACGACTCTCCTTGGTTGGGAGACTATGCGGTCTTCAATATGATGATTTATGCTGAGCCAGGGGAAGGTAAAACTCCTCTTTTGGGTTCTGTTATCGACTGCGAGAGAATGATGCCCGCTTTGTTAATCGATTGTGATAGTGGCACGCTATCTATTCGAAAGAATGAGAACTTAAAGACAATTCATCTATCTGAAATGGCTGCCCAAATGACCTTAAAGGAGAAAAGAGAGATTTCCCCTTGGAACTGTATAGAGTTGATCTACTCATGGCTAAGAACCGGACAGCACAACTTCAGAACTGTAATGCTAGACGGAGGATCGGAGATCGAAAAGCATTGTGAGATGGAATGTATCTCTTATGCCATCAATACCCGACTTACTGACGGCAAGAACCACGATCCTGAACTTGCAGAGTTAGGAGACTATCGACGCATTCAGAGCCGTATGAAGCGGATGTATATGAGATACCGAGACATCATTACCGTTGACGGCAGAAGAGTAAATCTAATTGCAACAGCACATGAGTCTATGAAAAGAGACGACACTTCCGGTATGATGACCATCCAACCGATGTTTCTAGGTAAAGGGTCTCCAATGATCACGTCAGTATTTGATATTGTTGGACGTCTCGCAGTTGTGGATACCAAAGAGAAGAAGGAAGTGAAGTGTCTCGTTTGTAAGATTGTAGGCAAAGCAAGGGGCAGAGACCGTTCGGGAGGTTTTAAGGAAGGATATATTGCTGAACCCACAATGTTGAAAGTCGCCAATTCTATTTGGGGTCCTAATGAAGCACTTTAGCTTGGACATAGAAACTCTTTCGAGCGACCCCACGTCAGCAATTCTTTCTATAGGTCTTTATGAGATAGAAGGATTTGAGACAGAACCCAATCCGGACAACCTTTTCTATGCTAATGTAAGTCTTCAGTCTAGCATTGACTTAGGTTTGTCTATTTCAGGTAAGACCTTCCAATGGTGGATGGAACAGTCCGATATAGCTAGGAAAGGGTTGTTTAATCCTTCTCCTATCTCTATAGAGGAAATGAGCGAGTCTCTCTATGGTTGGTGGAATGCTCGCCTAAGTGTGCCTAATAGAGTTTGGTGTCATGCGACCTTTGATTTTCCGATTCTTCACAATGCCTTTGCCCTTTTAAAGTATTCTGCACCTCCTTGGCATTATACCAGCTGCAGAGATCTAAGGACTCTTTTAGATGGGATAGACTATCCAGATCTAAAGAGGGGAGCAAGAAAAGAACATAATGCAGGGTGGGATGCTTTTGCTCAGGGACAGTCGGTAGTTTATGCTTTAGAAGGAAGGAGGTCACAAGTATAGAGGCATTTAGCTTGGAGCTCTTGAAGTATTACTGAATTTCGGCTCCTCCCGAGTTTGGCACCACCAACTTCAAGAGCTCCAAGGTGGATGTCTCCACCAATGTGGGGTTTTACCTAGCAGTCAAACTTAAGGAGGAACGCCTTTGGTAAAGGTAAATCTAAAAGGTCAAGAGCTAATGACCTTCGATCCAGTACCCCCAGGGACCTATAGAGTCGCTGTGGATCAGTGCGACGACACGAGGGTTTCCCAGGAATCCGGGCAGCCTAACATTTTCTGGCTTTTCAAGATCACGGATGTGGTCACTGTTCGCGGTGAGGCGATGGACGGTCTCGTCGGTAGGACCATTATGCATGGTACCAGCTTGATCGACGCCGCGCTCTGGAACGTTTACCGAACCCTCATAGCTTTGGGAGTTGATCCCGAGCAGCTTGAGGACGGCGAGTATGAGATAATCCCAGAAGATTTCATCGGAAGGGAATGCATCATCACCGTCAACCAGCGGGAGTACCAAGGCACGATGCGTAATAACGTCGTCGCGATGCGGACTCTCAACGAGCAAGAGGCCGGCAAGCTGGTCTAGGTTCGTATCTTAGCTAGGTAAAACCCCCACAAATGTTTATATTACATCCTTGTCAAGTATGTCAAGTAGAAATGGTGGTAACCAGTCCTTGCACAACTTGTTACCAAGAATGTAACCATAGCTGGAAACTAATCAAGTATCAAGAGGACTGGATAAGTAGAATTGAGTGTAAGAACTGTGGCAGTCAGGAACTTCTAGACTGTGTACCAGAGGGATTAAATCAACTCTTGTCGGATCTCACTTTACTTACAGAAGAAGAAGGTAGGTAACTAGGAGCCTTGAAGTAAAGTCTGCTTGGCGGCGGTAATCTAACTTCAGGGCTCCTAAATACCTATCTTTAGGAAGCATATTGACAACCTTAGCTGGTATATATCGAGATTCTCCCGGATGGTTGCGACTTTCCTGTCGCTACGACCCTCTTATGCAGGCCGACCTAAAGGATGCACTGGGGAGAGGGAATTATAGCTGGTCTCCAGTTACGAGGTTATGGTATGTTAGAGAGCAGTTCTTAGATGTTGCCAGAGTCATTCTCAAAGGTCATGGTTACGAAGTTAAAACCGATCGTGAGCAACCAACTTTTAGGAAATCTCCTTGGGAAGAAATCTTAGGTTCAATGCCTAGAGATCGGGCTGAGAGTCTTTACAAGAAGGCCTCGAGTATTCTCCATCCCGATGTGGGTGGAGACCTAGAGCAAATGAAGGATTTGAACCAAGCATGGCAGAAGATAACAGAGAGTTAGCAGAAAGGTTAAGAGTAGGTAAGCTTCCGGATTCAGAATTATACGATGAAGGTTCTGGACTGATACTTGATTAGTGGGACCATTACAGATCACGTAGGTAGTTTTCTCTTGGGCTTCCTAATTTTATTGCCTTTGATAATTTATATTTGGTTAGGAGGATAAATGAGTAAGGCTTTAGTTCTGCATAGTGGTGGATTAGATTCCAGTGTACTCCTTGCAATGGCTCTTGAGACTTGTGAGGAAGTCCAAACGATTGGATTCGACTATGGGCAGAGACATGCAAGAGAGCTTGAGTCGGCTCAAGAGGTACAAAAGCATTACGGCGTTATAGGTCACGAGATTTCGGTCCCTGCAAGTCTCTTTCAGGGATTGAATTCAACTCTGACCACGGAGGCAGAGAACCCCCATCTCTCGTATGCAGAGATTCGAGAGTCTGAAGGCCCTTCACCTTCTTATGTTCCCTTTAGGAATGCGAATCTTCTATCCATGGCTACGTCCTTAGCTCTCTGTATCGGCTTTGATAGGATCTACTTTGGAGCTCATGCAGATGATGCACACAACTGGGCTTATCCCGACTGTACTCCCCAATTCATCAAGGCAATGGGAGCGGCAATCTCCGTAGGTAGTTACCAGAAGGTAGGTCTCTATGCTCCCTTTCAGGACAACACAAAGAAGGACATAGTTGTAAGGGGTCAACTTCTATTTGTTCCTTTTGAAAAGACTTGGTCTTGCTATGAGGGAGGAACTAAACACTGTGGTCTCTGCCCAACTTGTGTATCTAGAAAGGAAGCTTTCTCCCAAGCTTGCGTTCTCGATCCTACAGAGTACCTAACCTAAATGTGGTATATCGTAGCATTCATACTCTTTGCTCTGTCTGTCTTAGTCTTTGGATGGTTCGATGTTGGTAAGACGTATCCAGCTATTCGAGGTTTAAAGAAGATAGAGCTCACTCTTTGGACTCCAGTAGCTTATGTTACAGCAATCATGATCTATATGGTTTTAGAAGATAATAAGAGATGGTACGATGAGACCGAATTGGAATAAATCTTGGCTATCTGATGAAGGAGAGCTTGGACGTCTAGTAAAGCCCTTCAAAGGTATAGCTAAGAAGGTAAAGCGCAAAATTCTTCCGCCAAAAAGGAGACCCAGAAGAAGATGAACCTCGAAGTATCGGAAGTATTTAGGTCTTTACAGGGTGAAGGACCTTCTTGCGGGAGACCTGCTACCTTCTTAAGGCTGAGAAGATGTAATCTAGCCTGTGGCTTCTGTGATACTCGGTATACTTGGGATCAGAATGATCCTGGGTACCAGGAGTATCGCGTTTTGTCTGTTGAGGATCTTGGAGAAGAACTTCTAACTAACAGCCCCAGACTGATAGTAGTCACAGGAGGAGAGCCTCTACTCTGGAGAGGACATCTTGGAGACCTTTTTGACCTCATTCCCTCCCGCACTCGCATTGAAATCGAGACAGCAGGAACTATCAACCCGCTATTTCTAAAGGACTTCGGAAATGTACACTTCAACGTCAGTCCTAAACTAGAAAATTCGGAAAACGCAGGTAGAAGGACGATTCGTCCAGAAGTTATTAACGTGTTCGCTAGACATCATAAGACTTCCTTCAAGTTTGTAGTTAAAAATGAGCATGATATAAGTCTAGTCAAGACGTTTGTCGAATTCTACACTATTCCCGCTCATAGGGTTTGGCTTATGCCTATGGGGGTTACCAAAGGAGAGGTCTTACAGAACTTTGGGGGACTCTTCTCACTTGCAAGTGAGTTAGGATTCAACCTAACTCAAAGACTTCACGTCCTCGCTTTCGGAGCTTTGAAAGGTGTATAACAGAATAATTCGGGTCTCTATATGTACTATCATAGTTACCTTAGCTATTGGCACTATTGTAGGAGTATCTACAGGTGTCTTTCTGAGCTATGATGGTAAGAATTTGAGAGCCTATACAAGAGATAATTACAACCTGAAGGTGCTCCAAACTCAAACTTTGAGAAAGTTGGACTTCGAAGAACGGGAGAGAATTAAGTTAACCAGAGACCTTGATAAGTCAACAATAAAAGCTGAGAAATGGGTTCAAAGGGCCAATGACTTAGAATCTAAGTTGGTAGACCTAGAAGAAGAGTTATTACATTTGGAATCATATTATAGATGGGGGGAATATGTCTACGCCGAGTGAAAAGTCTGAAATGTTAATGACCGCTGCAACTCTAATCTTAAAGGCTCTAGATGACGATCCGGAAAGAGAAGGGTTGGTAGAAACTCCTAGACGCTTTCGAGATATGTTCCTCGAAGACTTCAGTATGAATGGAACTCCGGAGGCAGCTCTCGAAGAGATGATAATTCGAGAGGAAACTTTTGATCAGATGATCATGGTTCGTGATGTGCCAATAAGAGGCATATGTGAACACCATCTACTTCCTTGGATAGGCACTGTATGTATTGCTTACCTTCCTCAAGACTCGGCAGTAGGTTTGTCTAAGGTAACCCGTATGGTTGAAGCTGCTGCAAGAGGTCTTTCTGTTCAGGAAAGAGTTGGTGAGAAACTTGCCGATGCTATGGAGGCAGTTCTGGAGCCTCTTGGAGTTATGGTAGTGATTGAGGCCAGACATATGTGTACCCAGATACGAGGGGTAAGAGCAGAGAGACAGAAGTTCACTACTTCGATAGCTCGAGGAGCCTTTCTAGAGAACCCTTCTGCACGTATGGAGTTTCTTACCTTATATGGTAAGGAGTAGGTTTGTGAGCCACCCATTAGGAATCTCCATAGGAGACAGGGTTGTAGTAAACTTAAACTTTCCCGATCCTCTAAATAGAAGAGAAGGTACTGTTATACTAGAACCTCATGTTGATGACAATGGAGAGGTCGAATGTGCAGATTACGAAGTAGAAGTCGGAGATGGACATTTCTATTCTCTAAGCCGTAGCGATATTACATTATCTTAAGGAGTAGCATGAAGGTAACTAGACTTTTCCCAAGGAATGTAGAAGAAGGCTCTTACATGGAACACTTGGCAATCTTTGCCGCAAGGAGATGCAGGACTGTTAAGTCAATCGAGGAACTTCGCATGGAAGTGGCAGACTACAGCCTTGACCATAAGAAAACCTTTCTAAACAAGGTAGTAAATGAAGACTGGGCCCTAGATGTTCTGGAATTCCCTTACCTGATCTTCGACATTGAGGACGTACCTGTCTGGCTTATGATTGAGTTCCTACGACATAGACTCATTTCTCGAGACTTCTCCTTCGAACAGCTAAGCCAGAGAGCTATGGATCCTGGCAGGCTGAAGGTAGACTTCCCAAAAGGCTTTGAAGATCAGATGGCCAACTATCTTGGTTGGATAGAAGATTGGGCTAAAGATGAAAAGATCCCAAACGAGATCCTTAGGTCTCTATATCCTCAGGGAGTTTTGGTCAACTTTGTTGTTGCCGCTAACCTAAGAGCGTGGCAGCACGTCTTTTATATGAGGATGTCTGAAGAAGAGGGAGGTAAGGGAGGTGCACATCCCAAGTTCCAAGAGCTTGCAGGAGAGTTCTACCGCCAAGCTCAAGAAGTCTATCCTCTATCTCTCACAGAAGTCCTACCTGCATGATTGTCGAAGATCTTTATGGAGAAACTGTTTTCTCTCGAGATCCTATGGCTCAAGGCATAGTTAGGATGTCTCTTGTTGAGGGTTGTCCTCGCAGAGAAGGATATACTACCTTAGGATACCCAGTTGATACTCCAGCATTCACACCTAGAAGAAGGGCTGCAGCGGATGACGGAACACTTCATGAGAGAGATCTGGTTGATCGCCTTCTAACTAGAGGGTTTAAGATCTGGAATTATGCTGAAGATCAAGCCGTTGTCTACTTACGTTCTGACAGCAACAGATTTATGGGACATCCAGACCTTTTTATGGAAAGAGACAACGTAATTAGAGGCCTCGAGATAAAAGGTTATAGAGACGAGGTGTTCAACAAGTATGTTTCAGGAGCTACTGAGGTTGATGATGGGATCTTCATTATAACAGACCTAGAGAAGTTACGTACCAGACCTTTTCCTCTTATGGGACAGATCCAGATGTACCTAAACTCAGAGACTTCGGTTAATTATGGAGTTGAAGAGTGGGTACTGCTCATGAAAAATAAGAACACTGCAGCCCTTGCTGAATGTGTTGTCCCAAAGGATCCTGAGTACCTGCAGAATCTGATTCACAAGTGGAGAGGTTTCTGGGGATACATGAGAGGTCAAACACTTCCAGACAGGTTTTTCTCTTCAGACAGCATGGAGTGCGACTACTGCCCTTATTTCATAACCTGTTGGAACAAGTTAAAGAAAGTAAAGGATGAAACGGTTGAAGTTCCTTCTCTTTTTAAAGCAGCTGAATGGCGTAGAAGAGGTATGGAGTACAAACGTCAATCAGAGGCTTTGTTACAGGGTGCTAGGTTAGAGTTTGAGAAACAGCATCTTATCCACGAAGTAAACCGAATTACGTGTGATGGAATGTCTACCAAACTGACAGAGAGAGATCGTCACGGTTTCTCTACTGAGATGGTAGAAGGAATGTTCGCTCGCCTAGTCAAAGAAGGCAAGGTAACAAAGAAAGAGGTAGACGAAGCTAGAACTGTGTCTGATTGGGTAGAGCTCCGGTTTACAGATAGGAGGAAAGATTGAATACCTTTGGTGACTTAGTCTGCTCTCGTAGAGAAATAGGCTTTGAACAGTATGCTATCCTAGTAGATGGAGAAAAAACCGACAGAGCCTTCTACGTTGATACTTCCTGGGAAACCCTTGAAGAACTAGCTGATGGTTATATCTATTCTTCTTTCGAGATAGTCAAGCTGGAATCTAGGGGTCTTAGAATGGAAGCTAGAAGAATGAGAGCTCTTAGACGTACCTTGCAAAGGTTAGGTGATGACCTTATTGCCTACCGAGAAAGGGTCTCAGTATCAGCTCCAGAGCTCTTAGAATCCAGTCTACCGGGAGAATCTTCATGAAGTTTGCATCCATTGTTGACCCAAGATACAATCCTGCAGAATTCTCTGACTATCATTTGATTCTCTCGCACGTTCTTATAAAGGATAAATTCTACAGAGACTACTACGTCGCGCTAGATGGCGGACATACTGTTGTTCTAGACAACGGAACCGTAGAGAATGGAGATCCACAACCCGAACTTCTGTTAGACATGGCAAAGTATGCAAGTGGAACCAACGCTCGCCTTATCGTAGTTGCTCCTGATCATCTGAACAACTGTGAGGGCACTCTAAAGGCTACAGGAGAGTTCTTCCAAAGCCTTAGAGATAATCTTGGGTATGAAATAATGGTTGTACCCCAAGGTAAAGATTCAGAAGAGTGGATAAGATGCCTACGTCTTCTACGGGAAATGGGAAACTTTGAGTTCGTAGGTATCCCACGTGTCTGTGAAGAGTTTTTAGGTGGGAGACAACTTCTCTATCAGGCGGCTAAGAATTTGGGATTTACAGGCTTGTTTCATTTATTAGGTATCCAGCATAATCTCTCAGAGATCGATTGGGCTATAGACAAGTGGGATGTTGCAGGAGTGGATAGTAGCTTACCAATAAGAGCTGCTTCTATTGGTATGCCTGCGAAGGATATTCGAGACCTTAGGCTTGTTCCTGACAGAGAGGATTATTTAGAAGAGTGGGAACCAACTGTCAAACAGAACATAAAGGAGTGTTGCGAGTATGTCTCAGGGAGGCCTTAGGCATAAATATCAAATCAAGAAATGGGAAGCGGTTGCATGTCCCTGTAGAGAGGTAGACTGTCCTCATATTCTAGACGACTATTTGATCTTCACTGGCAATCTAGTAGATGTCGATGAAGATGCAGAGTACTTCGTTCTTAGAATAGACAAGGATCCACATGCTAGGGCAGCACTAATGGCTTACATAATAAGTGTTGAGGATGAGAACGGAGTTCTAGCTGGAGATCTCAAGGATTGGCTTATCAAAACTAGTACTTCGACAGGAGCTCAGAAGGTCAGAGAGATTGATGCAGCAACTTGACCTTCAGGAAGAGCGCATACGCCTAATCGGACTGTTGAAACGTTCCATTCTTTACTCTTCCTTTCCTATCTTAGATGAGTTTTCCCTTTATTCCACATATCGTCTGACTAAAGAGTCTCGTGAATGGTTTACTAGGATGGTAAATGGTTCAAGTAGAAAACATAGAAGCTAAGTATCCAGGTTGCCGTTGTTGGGAGTGTCCTTTCAAGGATCATGACATTGTTCCTCCCTCTGGGCCTCTGGATGCAAAGCTCTGTTTCATAGGCCAAGCTCCCGCTTATTATGAGGTCCAAGCTGGGATGCCTTTCTCGGGGCCTTCTGGTAGCATCCTAGATGGCTCATTAGAACAATTTGGTCTTAGTCGTGAAGATGTTAGAGCCGATAACTCTGTACTCTGTTTTAACCGAGCAGGTGAAGGAGATCCTCCACAAGCTGCTGTCGAGGCATGTAGAGGCCATTTTGACGATCTAAAAGCTGAGGTTCTCTGTTTGATGGGGAATAGCTCCTTAGCTTCTTTTATGGGTCCAAGTCATCCAAGTATAACTAGTGTTGCCAACACTCTCTTCCGCCATGAGGGACGAAAAATAATTCCTCTTATCCATCCAGCATTTTACTTACGTAAGACCGAAGGAGATGGAGCTGGTACTGAGGCTTTTAGGGACTTCCTAGATGGTATAGACTTGATACGGCGAGCTCTAGAAATGGACGAGCTGCCTAGTGAAGTAGATGTCAATGTTAAGGTATTCGACAACTCGAAGGAATGTGTTGAGTTCCTCAATTGGCTAAGAGACAATCCTCCTGATACTTTGGCCGTAGACTTAGAGACCGACCAGCCAGATACTGTTAGGGGAACCATTACATGCGTCTCTCTCGCTTACGACTACAAGTCTGCTTTTGTTATCCCTTGGAACGGCGAATACCTAGAAGACCACAACTCTGAGTATCTGCCTCTTCTGGAGTTTAATAGCGTATATCAAGCTCTAAAGGAATGTCTGGAAGCCCAGCCCAACGTCGTAATGCATAATGCTCCCTTCGACGCTGTATTACTCAGAAGAGAAGACATACAGGTTAAAGTAAAAGACGATAGTCTTCTCTTACACTACGCTTTGGATGAAAGAAGTGGTTCACAAGGACTGAAAAGGGTTAGTCGCCTAATTTTAGGGTTACCTGATTGGGAAGCGAAGCTTAAACCCTATCTACCAAACAAGGAAGCTCCTTTTACTCTCATCCCTCCTCCTATCCTTTTCTTCTATGCTGGTCTTGACTCGTGTAATACTGTACGTCTAAGAGATACCCTCAGAGATATAATCGAGCGTCCTGAGAATGATGGTCCTAAGAGGTTATACGACGATCTTCTAACTCCTTGTAACAATATGCTTATGGTTAACTCTAGTGAGGGAGTTGGTTTAGATGCTGAAGCATTAGTAACTGCCCTTAGAGAGATGCCAGATAAGTTGAATGATCTAGAACACCAGATGGAGGAGATGGCAGGAGACCGTCTTTTCAATCCTCGCAGTCCTAAGCAGATAGCGCAGGTCCTATTCGATAAGTTTAAGCTACCTCAGATTTCTGGAAGGTCTACCAAAGCTTCCGTTCTACAGGCTCTGAAAGACTTACACGACTTTCCTGACATTCTTATAGAATATCGTCAGTACCAAAAAGTCTATGGGACATATATGGTGAATCTAGCTCAGTCCTATGTTAATGGACGTGGGCATATGGACCTTAGACTTTTTGGGACAGTGACTGGGAGACTCTCAGGGTTTGTTATGATAATCCCCCGAGAGAGTCGTGGTGATCTCTACAAGTCTATCAAGGATGTGTTTATTCCCGACCCTGGCTATTTCCTTTGGGCTGCAGACTATAAGGGAGCTGAACTAAGGGTAGGAGCTGTCCTATCTGGAGACTCGTGGTTATTAGAACAACTTGCCGATCCAAAGGTTGATTTCCACTCTCTAATGGCAGAGCAGTTATTTGGTGAGAGATTTCTGACTGCCGATCCTGAACTTAGACATGAGTTGAGGGTAACAGCAAAAATGTTCGTATTCGGACTAGGATACGGAAGAGAAGCTCCGTCTGTTGCGAGACAGTTGGGGTGTTCATTGCCAGAGGCCGTAGATCTGATTGCCAAATACTTTGCTCCTATGCCTCAATACTTAGCTTGGCGTTCTGAAATGGCTAGACAGGCTATAGAAGACGAGGTACTTGAGAATCCTTTAGGAAGACGGAGACGCTTTCCTCTAATCACTCAAGATAACATGTATGAGATACGTAAACAGGCTTACAATACTCCGGCACAAGGAACATCTAGTGATATGAACCTCATGACAATGGAGAGAATACATACCAACATGAGGCCTATCGTAAAGCCTATGTTTCCCATTCATGACTCCATCATTTCTAATGTCTCTTTGGATGCTTCTCTAGACGACATGCAAAGACTTATAGCTATCCTAGAAGATACTCCTAAAGAACTCCTAAATACAGACTTACCTTTCTTCCTAGATCACAAGGTAGGAATGAGATGGGGAAGTTTGGGTGAAGAAGGCCTCTCTCTTGAGGAAATATGGAACGTAAAGGAAGATTTGAGACAGAGCTTGATCGCTTAAACTCCGAACCCTTACTTATCACGGGGTTCAAAATTATATGGCAGGTCTCTGTGTTTCTCATCCGAAAAGTTACAAGTCACAACAAACCACAAGAGTCAGACTAAACGGTTGTATTCTTTGGCCCACTGTAGTATAATAGAATCAGGTTATTTCTGGATCCACATATTTCGGAGGTAGTTAAACCCAATGAGAGTCTGGAGACAGGGTTACACTATCAAAAAGGGTAAGAGGAAGGGAACTCGTGTCAAGGGACACTATGTGGAATTGCCTAAGGGGCATAAGAAACGCACGTAGTTGGCCCTTTCCTCAATCTTATCAAAGCGGAGGTAGACAGATCCTTTGGTTGATGCAGTTATAAACGCATTGGTAGCCGGTCTTATCGGGACGATTGCTTTCGTGGTGATCAAGGAAGTTGTCGCGGCACAGGATACTTCCAAATGGACATCTGCGGAGTCGGCGATCATCGATATCATTCCCATCGTCCTGGCCATCTTAGTGGTGGTCGGTATGTTCATGGGTCTTACTAGGATGAGAGGAGTTTAGACTCCTAAAAGCTCATACCTAGAGCGAGAGAGGAGAGAGGATTTGTACACTCTCTCCTCTTCTCAGTAAATGGAGGTAGAACGACCTCGTGGTTGACGCAGTAGTAAATGCTCTGGTAGCAGGACTCGTGGGAACCATAGCCTTCGTAGTTCTGAAAGAGATCATTCTGTCTCAGGACACGACTTCGTGGTCAGATGCTGAGACTGCTATCATCGACATCATTCCCATAGTTCTCGCTATCCTAGTGGTAGTAGGAATGTTTATGGGTTTGAGCAGGATGAGAGGGTCTTAAAACCCCCGGATCTCTTACCCTTCTGAGAGGAGGACTTAAAACCTCCTCCTCTTTTTAGTTGTAACACTATGACTACTAATTCCCCGAACGACTTTGATGACGGAAGCGCTGGGCCGGCGCAAGATCTTGTGGATAGTAGTCCCGATGACATTTTCTCTCCTAGTCCTTCAGAAACCACAGACATCTCTCCTGATTCCACTCCAACGGAACCTGAATCAACTGAACCTCCCCCTTCCGGACCTCCAGCTCCTGGAGAAGATGACGATAGTGAACCCCAAACCTCTTCTCTAAGCCAAGAACAGGTAGACTTTCTATCTCAGAGCCTATCTGAGGAAAGTATACAGGCTCAAATAGAAGCTGGTAATATAACAGAAGCGGATGCTGCTGCCATAGCTGAATCTACAGACTCTTTAGAAGCTCCAAGTGAACTTCCTCCTCCTCCCACAGACTTCTCTGAACCCCCTCAAACTTCCGATGAACTTGATTTTCTATCCAGATCTTTGAGTCCTGATAGTGTTGCGTCTCAACTAGCTGCAGGGAATATAGATGCAACGACTGCGAGAGCTGTACTAGATCTGATTGAATATCGAGAGGGGGCAGAGACTCCTTCTGTTATAATGGAAAGGCTAAGGTCTGAGGATATAGATCAAAACACTGCTATCCAACAGCTTACAAGGAGTTACGCTGGAGATCTCGAGGCAGCTACTACCTACCTTAGTACTGTTGAGGAACTAGAAACTTTTGTAGAGCCTCCTCCCGTTGATTCTACTCCCCTCGATGAGTTTTTGGAAAACCAGGAGTCTGACAGTTTCAACTTATCTGAGTTGCTTTCGCAGTTTAGCCCTGAAGAGCTAAGTACAAGGTTTAGCGAAGAAAGTATTAAGCAGGCAGTTCAGACATCTTCCGCTCTTTCTATCATTGAAGAAACAGGAGGCCCATCTGATACCATCAGACTGGGAGGCGATGCTCAAACTCTCCTAGATGCGGGATACAGCCCTGAATACGTTTCGAGCTTAGTTGCAGTTAAAGACCACCTCCTTCCTGGTGGTGGGGTCTTCTATCGGACTGCTCTGCTTTCTGGAGTCCCCCTAAGTGTTCTGATCTCTCTAGGAGCAGTTACAGGAAGAACCGATGTAAGTCGTGAGGTTGCTGAACTCAATGTCCTAAGAGAACAACAGCTATCTATAGCTAATCAGCTATTAGAGAGTGGTGGGGATCCAACACAGGCAGCAGAGAGTGCAGAAGCCTTAGAAAGAGAGATAATCAGTCTCCAAGGTGGCGTTGTAGGTCCTCAAGGACAGTTTTTCGAGTTCGCAACAGAAAGAGGAATTTCGTCCCCTGTTTTAGCTCGTGGTACAATAGAAAGGGTGGCTGCCAGACTTGAAGCAGGAGAAGAACTTTCACAGTTCGAACGTGAAGAGTCTGGTTCCCTGTTAGTACGAGCACAGCAAGGGGGAATGAACCCTGAAGAGCTAGCGTTACTCTTCCCCGAAGATGTAGTTAGATCAACAACCGAACTTAGAGACTACTGGACCTCCGAAGGAAGTATCAACTTTGCACAAGCCGTTTTTGAAGGTGCTAGCTATGCGTCTTTAGTAGACGTAGCAGGTCGAGACAAAGTAAACGCTCTTGTAATCCTCAAGGACCGAGACGCACTATCTTCAAGTGGGTCTATCGACCTGGTAAAAGCAACAAGGCCTGAATTGGTAACCTTAGGTGTTGGGTTTTCTACTCTCCAACAGTATGATGCTATGCAGGTAGTGGGAGATAACTTAGTTGACTACCTTCGTGAAGATGGAGATCCTAGCGTTGCTATTACTGCAGGACATGATTCTGACTATGTAAACTCGATAGACTTCCTAGTAGATAGAAACTATTTGGAGGAAGGCGGAACTCTTAATGTCCCTCCAGAAGTAATGTCAGAAGAGGTTGGTTCTTACCTTAGAGCCATGCAAGCTCCCGAAGATTACATAACCTCTCTTTGGGCAGGAAAGGAAATATCAGAGTTCCCCTCTCTTACCGCTTACCTAAAAAGTACTAGCAATTCTGAGAGAGCAAAAGATGCTGGATATGATTCTTCCGTTGTTGACTCTATTATGTCCCTTTCTGATTTTATGGATAGCGACGGATCATTAGACGTCATAGCAGCCACAAACGGGAATGCTCGATATAGCGACTTAAGAAACCTCGGAATAGAATCATCAGAGATAAACAAGGCTAACTTTATTGTTAGGGCTCGAAGGAACATCAAATACGATGAAAACTTTAATCCTAGCGAGTTCATTCATAAGGGAGGAAACTTAGAACAGCTCCGTAGAGCTCAAATACTTCCAGACGATTATGTAGACAACCTAGTAACGCTAGAAAGAGCGGGAATGCTTACCAATGAAGGGAAAATAGACTTTTCCGACATCTCTGATAATCCCAGAGTCCTTGATGCATTGAGAGATGTAGGAATAGACCGACAAACTCTGTTTGATGCTCTAGTCACAAACATGCGCAATGATCAAATAGAGAAGATCAACCAGTATAGAGATTCACAAGGGTTCCTAAATCTCATCAATGCCAGACAATCAGGACTTGATCTTGAAACTCTGCAGAGATCAGATTTCGATCCCGAATATGTCGCTTCGTTAGAAGCCTTCAAAGATCACTGGACTTCGGACGGACAGATAGATGTGTCTACAGCGGTAAAGGATTCAACGATTCCTGACCAAGCTTGGAGACATCTAGATCTAGACAAAAGGTCAGTAGAAGAAAATATTCAAGCGACGGAGATTCTAACTCCTGCATTATCTCAGGTAGTTAGAAACAATGGCACTTTGGCCGATTTGGTGAGGTTCAAAAACATAACACCCGAAATTCTTGAGAATCGGGGATTTAGTCGTGATGAAATAGAGGTAGCCTACATCGTCGACAAAACTGTAAAATCTGAAAGCGGAGGAGGTTACGATTTAGCAGCAACTCTGATGGACGATGAAGTAACAGAGCAGGAATTAACTCGGGCTTTTAACCCTACTGAAGTTGCAAGGGCGGTGTCACTTGTAAAGCCTTTTAAGGGACATGAAGAATACCTCCTTGATAACGGGAGAAAGTTCCACCTACAAAAGGCTGTTGCCGATAATGTACCCCGTGAAGACCTTAAAGATATGGGCTTTACCGACAAGCAGATTTTAGAATCTGCTCCTCCTGGTGTGTGGGCTAAGATAGGAAGCATTGCTTTAGACATTACTCCTGTTTTCGGAACCGCAAGATATGCAATTAGATCAAAAGAAGACGGGTTTACAAAGTCAGAGACTGCATGGCTATCTGCTTCTGTCGTTGCTGATTTGCTTTGGGTGTTTCCTTTAGCTGGAGCTGCAGCT